CTATTTATCATTGATGAATAATTCTTTTATTTTATTATCAACTAAATCAAGAATTAGGCTATCAGCAATCAAATTTTTGATTGGATCATAATGATTTACAGGTTTTTTAATTCTTATTTTACTTACTGTTGTAATATTTTGTACCAGTGCAAATGATTTTTTATTCTTGTTAATGTATATGTTTGCGACTTTTTTAAATTCATTAACATTATTGATGACTTTTTGAACGTCTTCAACGTTGTATTCATTTTCATCAGATGAATCCAAATTTGCTAATGCTGTATATAATTCTCTAGTAATATTTAATAATTGCGGATAAACCTGTTTCGAAACAAAATTTCCTATATCTAAATAGTAAGGTTTTTCTTTGGAACTTAGTGGTATGACAGTCAAGACACCATTATTAGGGGAGTCTTTCTTTGTTATTACAATTGCAAAATGTTTGCCACGTAATTCACTGCCCATAGAAGGACTGAAGTCAATCAATACAATCTGTCCACGTTTGTATCTTTGATATTTCATTTTCTTTTCTTGCATATAATTTATAATCCTCCTATCAATTTATATTACATCGCTTTGGAAAGCGACCGCTCTTCCAATAACCCTAACTTGATTCAACTGTTCACCTGTAAGGATTATATCCTGATATTTTGGATTCTCAGGCTTCAGAATAACTAGATTCTGTTCACGATAATAGAAGAATCTTTTTAGTGTAGCCTCATCATCTATGATTACTACAGCAATCTCTCCATTTTCTACTATGTCAGTTTTCTTCACAAAGACAATATCACCGTCATGGATCCTTGCATTTATCATACTGTCGCCCTGACATTGGAGACAGAAATCAGCACCAATATCAGTGCCGACCATTATATAACTTTCTCTGTCTTCATCTGCGAAGATAGGCTCACCACATGCAACTTTGCCTAGCATAGGGAGTTTAATCTTGTCTAGTTTATAGATATTATCTACTGTTTCGGTTGGTTCTGCTTCATAATCCCATCCCATTAACTCACCAGGAGTTGTTTCTAAAACATTAGCAAAAGCCAAAATTTTAGATTGTGGAAGGTCAACATTGCCCTTTTCTATTTTTGCAATCATACTTTTGTCTGCATACCCCATTTTTAAAGCAAGGTCAGTTTGAGTCATCTTCAATTGTTGCCTTCTTCTCTTAATATTTTTGTATAGTTCAAGCATTAATATGTATCTCCTTTCTTTAATTATATAATATCTCATGTTGTAAAATTATTCAACATTTTTGTTAAATAGGTTGACACATATGCAACTATGATGTATAGTTGAATCAGGTTGAATGTAATGCAACTCTAGAAAGGAGAAACAAAATGACAGATATGGTTAAATTAAAAAAAGCAATAGATGACAGCGGAATGACTATGACTGCCATAGCTAAAAAAGGCGGAATAGCAAGAGAAACATTGTATAATCGTCTGAATGGAATTGGTGAGTTCACTGCTTCTGAAATTGTCGGACTTAGTTACGCATTGAAATTAACCAAAAAGCAAAGAGACGAAATTTTTTTAACCGAAAAGTTGAACTAAATGCAACCTTACATAGAAAGGAGAAACAAAATGAACGAAGTACAATTATTTAATTTTGAAAATCATGAAGTAAGAAGTCTTTTGCTCAACAATGAGCCTTGGTTTGTTGGGAAAGATGTCGCTGAAGTGTTGGGGTATGAAAGAGCCGATAACGCAATAAGAAATCACATTGATAAAGAAGATAAGCTGATGCACCAAATCAGTGCATCAGGTCAGAACCGTAATATGACCATCATCAACGAAAGTGGTCTTTATAGCTTAGTCCTCTCAAGCAAGTTACCAAGCGCCAAGAAGTTCAAACGTTGGGTTACATCTGAGGTGTTGCCAGCATTAAGAAAAACAGGGCAGTACCAAGTGAAGGAGTTGAGTGGCTCAGAACTCATGGCTAAGGCATTAATCGAGGCTCAAAGCGTCTTAGCTGCTAAGGATAAAGTAATCGAGGAGATGAAGCCTAAGGCCTCTTATTATGACGTGATTCTAAATTGTAAGGGTTTGTTAGCAACCTCAGTAATTGCTAAGGATTACGGTTGGAGTGCTATCAGATTGAACGAATATCTACACAAGAAGGGCATTCAGTTCAAGCAAGGCAAAACATGGCTTTTATATCAGAAATACGCAACAGAAGGATATGCATCAACGAAAACGCATGAACATCTTGGTAACGATGGTACAAACCATGCAAATGTACATACTTATTGGACACAAAAAGGAAGAAGATTCATTTATGACCTATTAAAAAATGATGGAATCGTTCCATTGATCGAGCGTGATGAAAATGGATGAATGGAGTATCAGCGTTGAGGAAGTAATGAGAATCACTAAGAAAAGTAGAGACTTCATCCTAAACGCTATAGAACAGGGCGTAATGCCTGGGTCAGTAGTAAAACATGACTCAGGTAAAAGAAGTACTTACATCCCTAGAAAGGCCTTCTTTGATTACATGAACAATTATTATAGAGCTCCTTCAGATAAGTTGATTGCAGCAGTGGTAGAGGAGCTCACTAAAAGAAAGACAATTGAATAAGTAGCATAGTTGCTCGTAGGCACCTAAGGCCAAAGAAGGCAAATAATATTATTGTAGAATGTCTCGTTTTCATTTTTTTGGAAACTCCCTTCGTATGTGTATCTTACATTGAATATATCAATCCTTTTTAAATAATTTGTCTGTTGATCAAATAAATGCTTTCTTTGGCGCTAAGTGCTTATGAGCACAAAAAAAGAACACACGACAGCCATCGTGTGCTCCCACTCAATCTTCTCGGAAAAGATTGATAAAAATCAGACAGTGCTAATTATAGCACGGAAAGAGGAAATTATGAATAGTAAAAGAATCTTATTAATCACAATTAATTTGTTTGTTTTAGGCATGGTTATTTCAATGATTAGTACAGGCACAAATTGGGATAGTACAGCCGCACATGTCTTAAGTGCTTTCTCATTAGGATTAAACATCTTATTTTTGGAATATATCGGATTAAAGGGGGATAAATAATTATGATCAAACAAATAGAAACACCATTCCTACACCTTGAGATTAAAGACGGGAACTGTGAAGTAACAGGAACAGGAAACACATGGCAGTACTTATTACTCTTTGCTTACATCGTTAAAGTTGCAAAAGAAGGGGGCTTCACTAATGAGTTCGACGATGAAGGAGAAAAAAAGGAATTCAATAGAATTATAAATAAGGTGTATGAAAGTCCAGACGATGCAATTGAGGCATTTGGACCATTAGGAGATGTAAATACAATCTCTGATATCTTAGAAGCGCTAGATAGCTTGTTTGAAGGGGATTACGTAGATGGAGAATAAGAAAGATATTCTAGAGAGCCTGTTTGAGACTCTCACTAGAACTAGAAAGTGGAGTGATGAAATAGCAGAAATGCTTTACCACAAGGATAAGAACGGCAATGAAGAGGTCACTGTCAGACTTTATGAAGGCAACGCAGAAATGTTTATTGATGTCACTGGTGACAGTGGCATGGCTCTTATTAAAGATGTAATCGCAGCTTTAGAGGAAATACGATGACCTCTTTCAAAGGATTGTTCGATTGTCTCTATGAACCGATTCCAAAAGATAAAGAAGGGTGGCTCTCTCAGAGAAGAAAAGGTATCGGCGGTTCAGATGCCGGAATCATTGAAGGTGTCAACCGCTACACCACTCTTCATGAGCTTTGGGAAGACAAGACAGGAAGACAAAAGAGACCTCAGGTCTCAAATCATGCCATTGAAATGGGAAACCGTCTAGAGCCTGTCATGTTCAACCTGTTTGAAGCACTCTATGGTGATGACTATGAAGTCATCGATACAAAGGATTACTCCCTATCTCGCAAGGATAAGGATTGGATGCGAGCCAATCTAGACGGCGCTCTTATTCGTAAGGAAGATGGATCAAGCGGAATACTTGAAATAAAGTCAACAACCATTAACAAGTGGCAATATTTTCAGGAAGAGTGGGGCGATGATTCGATACCTCAATCGTATTACTGCCAGTGCTTGCACTATATGAATGTAACAGGTGCAGAATTCGTTGTATTATTCGCTATTGCTATGATGCCGTGGTGCGATGAAACAAAGACAATTATCAGAAGAATTGAAAGAAGCGAGGTGCTTTTGGATCTCATGCAGCTAGAGGCTGATGAAGAAGCCTTCTGGAAAAAGCACATCGTGGAAGATAAGGAACCAAATTTTATTTAAAGGAGAAAAAGAATGAGATTTAAGAAAGAAATTAAAGACCGCTTATATGGCGGCTATCTCGGTGTTGTCACTGACAAGATTGATTTTGAAATCATCAAAGTCATGCTCGCAGATGATAAAAAGAAAGTTGAAGGGCTTGAGTGGCCTTTCGGTGCAGTGAGTGCAGTTATCGCAGTTGCACCAGACGGATCAGTAGTCGCATTAAAAGAAGAACACGCTGAAAGCTATGAATTAGTAAAGTATCAGGATGCAGTGGAAGAAGATACACAGCCTATTGATGCAGATGTCAATGAAGTGGCTGAAATGCCTAGTTTAAGCGTTGTGAAGGTCATTCCAGCGCAGATTGAAGGATGTAACGTAAAACACTTCAAAGAGGCTGTAAAGTCCTATTTGAAGCGCTATGACGGCATTGTAGTGACTGCAGACAACTATAAAGAGTTATCTGATGTTGTTTCTAAGCTGAAGAAAGAAAAAGACAATGTCAATGAAAGCAAGAAGGCAGTCAAAAAAGAAGCAATGAAAGTCTACACAGACTTCGAGAACGATATGAAAGAAGTTCTTAAGATGTTTGATGCTTCTATTAGCTCATTATCTAGTGATATTAAGGAATTCACAGATAAGGAAGTAGCAGAGAATGAAATGGTTGTAAGAAAACTCATTAATAAGGCTCTTAATGATTATGTGCATAGAGGTGACTTTGATGGATACTGTGCAACTAAGGTATTCTCTATTGATCCACGCTGGAGTTCTCTTAAGAAGTTCATCAACAACAAGAAGCCTACTAAAGCATTAGTAGATGCAATCAAACAGGAATGTGAAAGAATTAAAGAAACATATAAATCATATATGCAGCGCTGTGAGTCTTTAGACATCTATTTAGAGGCTAGATGTAAAGAAACTGATGTTGATCAAGAGATGATTGATGTGAGTGTCTACAAAGATAAGTTAAGAAACGGCTCTTTTGAAGACATTAAGCCACTCCTAGAAAGAAGATTTAGAGAAATCATCAATAGACGAGATGAACAGGAACATCAGAAGAAAGAAGAAGCGAAGAAGGAAGAAGTTAAGCAACAAGAGCCTGTAAATGTTTCTTCAGAAGAAAAAGAACCTCTAAAGATGTTGGTTGGTAAAATCGTAGGAACAAATGCTGCACTAAATGAATTAAAAACATCTCTAGACTATCTCAAAGCCAAATATGATGGTTGTTTCGATTATGATTTAAGATTCCCTAGAAAGAAGAAAGAAGGTAAATAACAATGACAGTTAAAAACAGTTTAAGAAAAGACACAACAAACAAAGCAAAATTCAGTACTTTTATCGCAAGCCCAGCAGTACAGAGAAAAATCAATGATGTTGTTGGCGGTAAGAATGGAACACGTTTCATCGCTTCTATTACTTCTACAGTTGTCAATGATCCAAAGCTTCAGGAGTGTGAGCCTAATAGTATCATTACTGCTGCTTTTCTTGGGGAGGCACTCAACTTGTCTCCTTCTCCTCAGTTAGGACAGTACTACTTTGTACCTTATAAGACTAAGAGAGGAACAGTGGCACAGTTCCAGTTAGGTTATAAAGGCTACATTCAGCTAGCTATCAGAAGTGGACAGTACAGAAAATTAAATGTTATTTCGATTAAGGAAGGGGAATTAATCCGTTATGACCCTCTTAATGAAGAGATTGAAGTCAGATTAATTGATGATGAACTTGTAAGAGAGTCCGCTAAGACAGTCGGCTATTATGCAATGTTTGAATATACAAACGGCTTCAGAAAGACTATGTACTGGTCAAAAGAGAAGATGGAAGCACATGCGCTTAAGTATTCTCAAGGATATGCAGCAGATAAAAGAAAAGGCACTAACTGGACATTCTGGTCTAAAGACTTTGACGGAATGGCATACAAGACTATGCTACGTCAGCTGATCAGTAAGTGGGGTATCATGTCAATTGATTTGCAGAATGCCATTGATGCTGATATGGCGGTAATCAATAGTGATGGTACAAAAGAGTATGTTGATGCTCCTGTTACATTTGTAAACGATGAAGAAACACAGGCACATGAAGAAGCGCCTAAAGCAATCGCAACTGAAAGTTCAGCGCCTAAAGCACCACAGCCACATGAAGAATCTGACAAGGTTCTAGAAGAAGCAATGGTCAATACTGATTTTGGCGATGCTGAATTTGGCGACTTTGGCGAAGATTTTGATTATGAACAGTTCTAATTAAGGAGGTCTAGAAGATGGAAAGAAGGAGATGGATAAAACTTTATATGATGGACTACGATGAAGTCTATCACGATTCCAAGATGTTCCATCTTTGGATTGACATCTTACTACACACTAATCCTGTTGATTACTATCATCATGGCCAGCTTATCAAAAGAGGACAATGCATCTTGTCTCTAAGACAGGTATCGGAAAGATGCGGGATGGCAAAAAACACCATTACTAAATATCTTCACCTCTTAGAAGAGTGCGGAAAAATCAAATTAGATATATCTAGAAAAGGCACTCTTATAACAGTTGAGAACTGGGATAAATATCAGAACCGTGTCTCACCTAGTGTCCTAAAAATAGGACAAGAAGTAGGACAAGAAGTAGGACAAGAAGTAGGACAAGAGGTAGGACAAGAGGTAGGACGTAATAAGAATAAAAGAAATAAAGAATAAAAGAAGACTGTCTGTCAGTGACTCTGACTTGTCTGATTTAAAATCTTTTCTTATTGAAAATGACTTTGAAGAAGTTGCCGATGAAGTAATAGAAACATGCAAACTCTATGGACTTGAGAAAATAACCAATCTAAAGAACTTTGCTTTAGCAGTAGCAAAAGAAAAGAAATGGTACCAGAAGAAAAAGAAACTTAAAAAAAGAGTAACTGAAGAGGATAAAGAAGAATTAAGGCGATTAACGGAAGGACTATACGGAAATGATGAAGATCAAGTCTCTGATGAAGAGGTTGCTGAATTAAGAAAATCAATGGAAGAACTAGGAGGGGATTTATAATGACAATTGTGAATGATAAGAAGTTAGAGGCAGTCGCTAAATTCATTGGTGAGACGGAAGTCGAAGGCAATTGTATTTGTGACAATTTTAATGAAGTACTAGAAGAAAATAAAATCAATGTTCCTTGTACTGCTAGCAATTGCAAAAGCAACTGCCCATTCTATTCAAAAGAAAACTTCTTGAATTGGATTAAAGAACCTAATGAAAGATTTAGCGTTGAAGATTTAAAGAGACCCAAAGCAATAGATTTTGTTGAATATATAAATAATGATGATGCTGCTCCAATAGATTATCCTAATTACGCTGAAGCTTTAGAAAGATACTGCACTGAGTTGGAAAATTTATTCGCTGATCTCGAATATGATTTAGAAACTGCTGAATGTGAAAATAGAACGTTAGTTGATAAGTTATCAAAGATTAGAGGTGTTTTAGATGAACACTATTAAAGTGAATAAAGAAATGTTGAAAGCATTGCTTGAACTGCTTTATAAAACAAACGATTGTTTTGCAATTAAAATAGCTATGGGCGAATGTATGCCTTGTGATAGAGGAGAATGTTCCGAAGAATTTTGTCCTTATTGCAGTGCTAAAAATTTATTCAAATATTTAACTGATCAGTGGGAATACGGAGAATGTGATGATTAAGGTAGATGAAAAGAAACTAGATGCAGTATTAAATAACTCACTGATTAGTTGTTTAGGCATATCTAGTGATTATTTCCATGACAGAACATGCCAAGAATATAGCCCTGAAGTCAAAGCATTTTCGTGTTCATTGTGTTGCCTTAAGAATAAGCAGAGCATTAAAGAATGGCTTAAAGAGGAGTGATCAATATGTTAAACGCAGAAAAATTTAAAAATAAAATAATGTATTCTTGTGATGGTGAATTTGGCTTCACTGATGGAATAGTAAAATGCGCATATGATAAGTGCGATAATTGCATATTCAGCAATAGAAACAATCAAAATAAACATGAGTCATGCAGTTCAAGAAGGGTAAGGTGGCTACTATTGGAGTATAAAGAGCATATTAAAGTAACTCGATTAGAATATGAATTACTTAAGTTTATTGGCAAAAAAGGATATAAGTATCTTGCTAGAGACTCATTAGGAAGTTTATGTGTCTACACTTTAAAGCCACATAGAGATGTTAAAGTTTGGAAAACTAACATGAAGTATCTTGGGGTAGGTTTGCTATATTCATTGTTTCAGTTCGTTCAATGGGAAAACTCAGAGCCTACGTCAATCGAAGACGTGCTTAATAATTGTGAGGTGATAGATAATGACTAAACCTTTAATGAAACATGCTGATATGACAAATGCCGAATTTGAAAAAAAGTTAAGACAGGAATGTGAAAATAATGAAGAGCTGAGAGAAGAAATCAACGAGATAACAGGCATCTTCAGAAGAGCAATCGCAAAAGGCTATCCTAATTTTGATAATAGAGATGAATTTTATAACGAAATTGACGATATGCTAAAAGGTAAAAAGCCAGTATTCATAAGAGATGTAATCAGTAAAGAAGATCTTCAGGAAGTTAAAGAAATAAGAAAACGTCTTTGCCAAGTTGACCGCCTAATTGGCAATGCGTTAGGTAAATTAAGATTTATGTATATTTTCATCAATACTGGCGAAAATAAAGATAAATTCAATAGCATTATTAAAAGTTTAGAAGATCTTGAAGGGAGTTTATCAATATCAAGAAATAAATCATTGAAACATCTAAATTATGTCAGTCGTGTTGTTGAATCTTTAGAAAGAGAGTTAAAAGAAGATGAATAGACAAGATTTAAAAAGACCTAAACAGGTGGATTTTATCGGGTATGACAACCGCAGTAATAGTTTTCTTGATAAGGATGGCTATATTGTGGCATTAGAAAACTATTTAAGTGGTTTAGAAAAGCGTTATAAGGAATTGCAGGATGCTCTTGAAGCTGCAGGGGTAGGCAATGGAACTCTTTATAAATATGCGCTTAATGCAGAAAGAGGATTAAGAACCGCAATCGGTGATGCAATGCCGGATGTATCAGAGTGGCGCCGTTTCGCTGAAGGATATGGTGAAGAAGAGTTATTTGACAAGTGTGTAAGTAAAGAGAAGTCATATATAAACGGAGTGGCATGGTTCTATTCCTCACTCGCTTCAAAAATGGACGGTGTTGATGATGCTAGTTAACGGCGAAAGAATGAAGCTATTCATCAATGCAGCTTTAATGAATTGCATGGATTTAAATTATTACTTATTTCATAAAAAGAGCTGTCATGATGAGTGCTGTGACTGTCCTCTAGATAGTGTCGAAAGCATGATTGAATGGCTTGGAAAGGAAGATGATCATGAGTAAATACTGGAAAGCATATGATGTTGTTGATACGCTTTTACATCTTATGTCTGGGGAAGAAAGAGAAGATGGCTATAAACCTACGCAAGAAGAAATGAGTAAAGCCATGGCTGATTTAAAAGAGTTAGTGGAAGAAAATCAACAATTAAAGCAAAGAGTTTCATATCAAGATGTTTTAAGGGCAAATTTAAACATATACAAGAAGGCTTTAAGATTAGCCATTCTGGATGTTGCAGATTATGGGAGTAACTGGTCATTCATTATGGGAAGTAGTAAAGTCAATAATCAATATGATGAGGATAGTGACAGTATCGCTTTCTATGATAAGCTTCCACTTTCAGATGTCGAAAGGTTCTATGTCGATGAATCCATCAAAAAATTAAAAGAAGGAAGTGAAGAAGATGCTAAAAAATAAAGAAGAAAGAACCTCATTCTTAAGAAATGAGAAGAACTGGGAAGTTGAGTATTTAACACCTGATATTAAAATGTTGACTTTAAAATTAACACCTAAACTATATGTCAGAAAAATTCAAGTGATGGGTTTTAATAAATATTTTAAAAAAAGTGGATGGTATACGCAGTTTACTAAGTTCTTTTATCCTGATGATCTATATTACAGTCCTAATACTTCAGATACAGAATTATTAAAATATTTAACTGCACATAAAAATGATGATTACATTGAAGACTTAGAAGTAAAAGGAGAACAGTAAAATAATATGAACACTATTTCAATGGAACTGCACCAGGAGCAGATTACAGAGTTACAAAGTCGGTTTGAAGAATCAGAAAGCAAAAATCATTGTTTAGAAGAAGAATTAGAAGATTTAAAGGCTGAATATGAAGACTTAGAAGATAAGTGCAAAAGTTATGAAAAAGCAAGCCAAACTGTATTGAGTATTTACAATGAGAATTTAGAAACGACGAAGGCTCTTCAGGAGTTAAACAATAAACTCATTAAAAGCTGTAAAAAGGCTAACAGGGATTTCTTTATTCTTGCAGCAGCTTATGTTGCTACACTGATGTTGATGATTTACTTATTTATCAGATAGGAGTGATTAAGAATGTTTTTATTACAGGTATTAGGAAATGTATTTTCTGCGTTTGCTATCGTTATGCTGATTGTTGGCGTTCTTATCGTGATATCAGTGATTGCTATTGCGGTGTTTGTTATTGTGTCGGTCGTTGTGAATGGCATAGAAGAAGATAAGGAGAATAATAACTTATGACAATAAATGACAAGGAGGAACACTATTAATGCTTAATCGTGCTTTATTAGTCGGAAGACTTACAAGAGACCCTGAACTAAGAAGAACGGGGAGTGGGAAGGCAGTCACTTCTTTCAACTTAGCAGTAGAAAGAAACTTCAAGAGCGATGATCAGGAGGCTGACTTCATTAATTGTGTGTGCTGGGGGAAGATTGCGGAAAACACAGAGCGATACTGTTCTAAAGGTTCGATGGTTTCAGTAGATGGAAGAATTCAGACAAGAAATTATGACAATAACCAAGGCCAAAAGGTATATGTTACTGAGGTGGTTGCTGACTCTGTACAGTTCATTAACACTAGAAAAGAAAATCAAGCTGCACCACAAGCACCTGTTAACAATTATGTACATAATGAACCAATTCATCAGTTCGAGGATGAAGGATTGGTTATGGAAGAGGATGACATTCAATTCTAATGAGCAAGTACAACTCAAGAAAAACTACAGTTGACGGCTTCACGTTCGATTCTAAAAAAGAAGCAAAACGCTATTTAGAACTAAAGCAGATGGAAAAAGATGGATTAATTCATAATCTACAATTACAGGTACCTTTTGAGTTAATCCCATCTTTTGAAATCGTTGTTGATGGCAAGAAGAGAAAAAGAAGAAAGATGGAGTACATTGCTGACTTTGTCTATTACATCAATAACATTAAAGTTGTAGAAGACGTTAAAGGCAGAAAAACAGAAGTATATAAGATTAAGAAAAAGATTTTTGAATATAAATTCAAAACAACGATAAAGGAGACGTAGGATAATGAAAAATTTACAAATGTTAACATCAGAAGAAACAGCAGACTTATTTGGTATTTCAATGGAAACATTGAGAATGTGGCAAGAGATGGGAGTGTTATTACCTATCAAAACAGAAAAAAATTACATGTACTCGCAAAGCGCAATCGAAAGATTTCAAGAAAAGTATGAAGGGTTTGATATGTCAACACCTGAAGGAGTTAATAAAGCATATAACACTCTTAATATAAATGAGACAAAAGCTACTATAAAAGAGATTGGTGAAAATATTGAGCCTGTAAAATTAAGTCGCTCCGAGATTGCGTATAGCAAAAAAGAACTAAGAAAAAAGAAAATTTTAAAGCTTGTGAAAAAAAGAGAAAATGAAGGTGCATACTTCACAGGCACTAACAAGGAATTAGAAAAACAATTCAACTGTTCGTGTACAACAGTTGTTAAGTGCATCAACGAACTAATTAGTGAAGGAAAATTATATAGACATATTGATGTATATGGTGGTGAAAGAACTCTTTCAACAAAGCCATTTAAATAATATTTAATACAACACAGGGCATTGAGTTCTTTTTTGTTTAACTCATAAGAAAATTTAAAATAAGAAAATCTAATAGGATACTCTTAATAGATTGTTTCTAGCAAGTCCCTCTCATGGACTTGATGCCCTAACATATTTTTCTATTCTAAAACCAACAAACAACAGCAGTGTCATGGCTTTGCTTCCATCTCTTCACCTTACTTTGCAAATTGAATAAGAGTGTGAAGCGCTAATTTTGCTATCCAACTATAAAGTTATGATGTTGCTGGGAGAAGAGAAGACACAAATTGAAAACCAATAGGAAGAGTAAAGGACTGTTTTCTTCTTCTCCAGAAAGGAGGTTAATTTTTGTTTTTTATTTTATTTGTACTGGTGATAGTGATTTATTTATTTTTTATTTTTAAATAAGGAGGTAACGTATGACAGCCGAAGAAGTCAGAACATATTTAAAATCATATAGGAATCTAAAAGACAAAGCAGACTATCTGCAGAATAAGTTAATCAACGTTAAAGCTATCTCATATAGAGACAGCCCAACAGGTTCATACAGTGAGCCCAAGACACAGAATGACTACATCTTGATGAAGGATAGGTGTTTAGAAGAAATGGCTCTCATACGTCAAAATATAGACAAACTAGATGATATCAATCATAGGGATGTACTTTTTTATCGATACATCGAACTAATGAGTATCTATGATACTGCCGACATGCTGCATGTATCGCAGAGAACAGCAGAGAAGTATATACATGATGCGATTGAAAAGATGATTGTTATTCTATCTTAACGTGAATACACGGTCATAAACGTCAAACGGCGCAACACTGCGCTAATTGATGTTATATAATGGTAAAAAGAGGCAAATTAAGCAGAGAGGCATAATAAAGCCTCTTTTTTTATTGCTTGACAAGAAAGGGGTGCGACTATGACAGAAAAGCAGAAACTATTTTGTGATGAGTATTTAAAAGATACTAATGCCACAAGAGCATATCTAGCAGTCTATGCCAATTGTAAAAGTGCCATAAGTGCAGCGCCTCTTGCTTCTAAGCTTTTAAAAAAAGAAGAGATACAAAAGTATATCTCTGAAAAGATGGAAGAAATCCATAATGAGAACACAGCCGACATTCAGGAGATAGTTGAATATCTTACATCTGTCATGCGTGCTAAATCGGAATCTTATGTAATGATCATGAGTGGCAATGGTACACAGAAGGTCGTGCAGAAGCCCCCGGACGAGAAAGAAAGGCTTAAAGCTGCGGAGTTATTGGGTAAGCGTTTCGGCATGTTTACAGACAATGTGGATGTTACATCAAACGGACAGACAGTGATTGTAGACGATATAGATGAATAAGATTAAGGTTAGTTTAAAGTCTACTATCGGTCCGGCTTTCTATGAAGTTCATAAGCACGTAAAAAACAATGACTACACGCATTATTGGCTTAAGGGTGGCCGTGGTTCTTTGAAATCTTCCTTTATAGGTGTTGAGATACCTCTAGGCATCATGAGAGATGCACAGCGAGGTGTTATGAGTAATGCAGTCATTATGAGACGAGTAAAAGATACGCTCCGAGATTCAGTGTATGAACAGATCAAGTGGGGCATCTATAAGTTAGGCGCTCAAGATGATTGGTTAATACCTGAGTCTAAATTAAAAATGACTTATATGCCAACAGGTCAGCAGATAATATTCAAGGGTGCCGATGAACCTAAAAAAATGAAGTCAACAAAGGTTCATATTGGCTATGTTAAATACGTATGGTATGAAGAATGCGACGAATTCGAAACGTACGATAAAATAACCAATATCAATCAGTCACTTCTTCGTGGTGGGCATGAGTATTGTGTCTTTTATTCCTTCAACCCTCCTGAATCACAACGTAATTGGTGTAACAGGCAAGTTCTAGTTAAGAGGGATGATACATATGTTTCCCATACAACTTACTTACAGGCGCCTCCTGAATGGCTTGGAGAACAGTTCTTGATTGAAGCAGAGCATACTAAGAAAACAAATATTGAAAAATACAATCATGACTACTTAGGTGAAGTAACTGGTACAGGTAGTGAGGTTTTCACAAACCTTGATATTAGAGAAATCACAAAAGAAGAAATTGATGTATTCGATAGATTAAAATTCGGACTAGACTTTGGTTATGCTGGTGACCCTTTGGCCTTTATCAAAGCTAACTATGATAAGACGCGCAGACGTCTTTTTATTTTTGATGAAGTATATGGCACTAGGTTGTCGAACTCTGATGCCGTCAAACTTATCAAAGAGATTAACCCACTTAACGATCAAGTCACTGCCGATTCAGCTGAACCAAGAACTATAAATGAATTCAAACTGTTAGGATTAAGAATAACAGGCGCCAAAAAAGGCCCTGACAGTGTAAAAAACGGTATTAAGTTCCTGCAGGACTTAGAATCAATCATCATAGATCCTGTTAGATGTCCTAATGCATATAGAGAATTTAATGAATATGAGATTGAAAAAGATAAGGACGGCAACCTCAGAGGCGACTTTCCTGATAAGAATAACCACGCTATTGATGCCACTAGATACGCTATGGAACACGAAATACTTCAGAGCAAGTGGACTTTATAAAGGAGACAAGTACATGGAATTTAGTATTAATGGAATCAACTGGACAATGGAATACGCTGACAGTGACAAGGACTTTTTAAACGACGGCGATAACACTATCCTAGGCCTTACGAAGTTTCTAGAACAAACAATCTATATTCGAAAAGGGGTGTCTAAGGAGTTGACAAGACGAACAGTGATACATGAGTTATGTCACTGTTTTTTATTTTCTCTAGGCTTCTCAATGGATTGCTACACAGAAGAAACAGTGTGCGATTTATTTGGAAATTATGCTGATCATATTGTTGGTTTAGCTGATGACTTTGAAAAAGAGGTGATTGAATGCTGACAGAAGAAGAAATCCTGAAGTTTATCAATGATGATAAGACATCAAAAAAGAAACGATTCGCAAGAGTCGGAGAACGCTATTATGAGTCTGAACACGATATCTTAGATTATAGAATGTTCTACTATAATCAGGACGGTGTTTTAGTCGAAGATACAACTAGAGCCAATGTTAAGAAGTGTCACGGCTTCTTTGGTGAATTGGTGGACCAGGAAGTACAGTATATCTTGAGCGGAAAAGACGGCATAGTTCACTCAGATGACACTAAACTTCAGAAAGAATTAAATAAGTATTTCAATAGAAAATTCAAAAACGCTCTTAGTGAAGTGATTACTGGCGCTATCACGAAAGGCTTTGAATATATGTATGCCTACGTAAACAAGAAAGGCAGATTAACATTCGAGCGTGCTAATTCTCTAGGGGTTATCGAAGTCAGAGACAAAGATACTGATGATGGATGTGCTTATGTTATCTATTGGTATATTGATAAACTAACTAAAGACAACAAAGCGATTAAACGTATTCAGGTATGGGATGAAAATCAGACATATTACTATGTTCAGGAAGAAAACGGAAGACTTCTGTTAGATGATTCCGAACGCTTCAATCCAAGGCCACATGTGATATATACAAAAGATGGCGATGATACTGTCTACTATGAAAACTTTGGCTATATTCCTTTCTTTCGACTGGACAACAACAAGAAACAACTTTCGGGAGTCAAGGCTATTAAGTCGTTGATTGACGATTATGACATGATGGCTTGTGGTTTATCGAACAACTTAGCCGACTTTGACCATCCAACTTATGTAGTGAAGGGCTTTGAAGGGAATGACTTTGAAGAATTACAAACCAATCTGAAAACAAAGAAAATGATAGGAACTCCGGAAGGCGGAGGGCTTGAGGTTCATACCATCGAAGTGCCTTATCAGGCAAGAATTGCGAACATGGATAAGGATGAAGAAAACATCTATCGTTTTGGTATGGGCTTTAATTCCGCACAGGTAGGTGACGGCAATGTTACAAACGTAGTCATCAAATCAAGGTACGCTCTTCTAGATCTTAAGTGTAATAAGCTGCAGGCAAGGATTGAAGAGTTCCTGGATAACATCCTCGAGGTTGTTTTAAAGGAAATCAATAAGAACAATAGGACTGATTATGATATCGATGATGTTTATTATAGTTTTGAAAAAGAAATTATCACAAATGAGCTAGACAATGCACAGATCGAATTATTGAAGGCTCAGAAGAGACAGGCTGAAATTGATACCATTCTTTCACTTGCTGAAGTAATCGATAACGAGACTATTGTTAAATTGATTTGTGAACAGTTGGATATTGATTATGAAGATATCAAAAATAAACTCCCAAAGCCAAAAGAAGCGTATGAGCAAGTAGACAATGCAGCTGATACATTAAACAATGTGGTGCCAGATGAATAAGCGACAGTTAGAAGTTGAAAAAGCCAAACTGCGAGAAGAGAAGAAACTTCTGAAGGAATTAAAAAAGATATATGAAGATGCAGCTAAAGAAGTAGAACAGAAAATAAGAATTTCAAACGGCAAGATTGATTTACTCCTTTCTGCATTTGATGAATTAGATGATAAGCAGAAATCATTGCTTCAATCTCAGATATATCAGAAGAAGTTTCAAGAAAATCTCAAAAAGCAGTTAGATGAACTGATTGGGAATTTAAACGTTGATTCTTATGACAGCATTACAAGATATCTTACAGATTCCTATTACACAGGATATATTGGAACTATGTACGATATTCAAGGCCAAGGCATACCGCTAATTACTCCTATCAATGAGAAGCAAGTTACAAGGGCTATGACGTTAAATACTAAATTGAGCGTACCGTTATATACTAGAATGGGTATTGATGTTGGTATTCTTAAGAAACAGATTGCAAAGCATATCTCAAGAGGTATAGCCACATCATCATCATATGCGCATATTGCTAGAAACATAGATGGAGCGTCTAATATTGGTTTTAATAAGGCAATGAGGATTGCTAGAACAGAAGGACATAGAATCCAGGTTCTTAGTGCCAATGACGCACAGCATGCAGCAAAGGCAAAAGGCTGTGAAGTAGTTAAGCAGTGGGATGCTACACTAGACGGAAGAACTAGACCAATGCACAGGCTTCTTGATGGTAAACTCGCAGAAATAGACGAGCCTTTTGTAGTTGATGATATGGAAGTTATGTATCCTGGTGGCTTTGGGATTGCTTCACAGGATGTAAACTGTAGATGTGCGCTCCTTCAACGCGCTAGGTGGGCTTTAGATGCTGATGAACTCAAGACGCTGAAAGAAAGAGCCGAATATTATGGCTTAGACAAAACTAATGACTTTGATGAATTTAGGCAGAAATACTATAAAATTGAAGATTTTATGAAAGAACAATCTGAATTTTGTGATAAATATGGATTATCTACTGATGAACGATACGCAATAAATGCTTACGTTAGTTCTTTGGCATATACAATAAATGATTGTTTGAGAAATGACTTGGAAATGCAGAAAAACGAGAAAAAAATAGTATCTGATTTAAGAAGTGCATTAAATAAAATTCCTGATTATACAAAAGAGGTAACGCGCTCAATTATTTTTTATACGAATAAGGAATTAGAAGATTTTATCGATGATTACATAAATAATAAATCTATTACTATAAAATCTTTTGTTTCTACAACTAGAGTAGGCATTTATAATCCGGAGGCACAGGTACAGATTTTTTTCAAAAACGTAAAACACGGAAAAGATATATCGCTTTTTAATTTTGATGAAAAAGAAGTTTTATATTCAACAGATATGGAATTTGATATACTGAATATAGAAATAATTAATGGCAAATATTATATTTATTTATCAGAAAAAGAAAGGTGATATCTATGAATGAGGAACTTGAAAAAGGTATTTTAAAAGCAACGATAACCGGAGAATTTGAAATGACTGAAGAAATGAGGCGAGACACGGAAAAGTTTATAGATGACCAGCTTCATAAATATGGCATTTTAAAAGAAAATGAGTCAGTAAGTAAAGATTTCATTAAAGACCCTTTAACAGGGATTGATTATTACAAAAACGATTTCAACAGTAGATACAAAGATAGGGTGATGCTTCTTCGCAAAGGCTCTAATCGTCGAAAAGCACTCATTGAACGAATGAAAAAAGGCAAGAGAAAGTAAAAAAAGATATTTAACGGTTCTAAGGAACCGTTTTTATTTTACCCTGAAAGGAGGTATTCAATGTCTGAAGGACTGCGACCGCACAGACACTGTTATTTTGAAGTAGAATCAAGAAGATACTTTGATAAAAACAGAGGCTGTGCAATCAGAAAAACGCACTATGAGTGCATGATATGCGGTCATGAGTTCTATGAAACAGTAGAACTTTCTCATGATCCACCACAATACAAGAATAAAAACAATGTATTAAACAGAAATAGAAACAGAGGCTAGACGTAGGCTCTTTTTATTTTGCCCTGAACACGGCATTTAAAAGGTTTAAAAATTCATCCAGCACGATGTTAAAACTGCGACCGCACTAGAAGACACTAGATTTAAAAACGTAGCGGAGAGAGGTATTACATGGATTTTCTTAAAGATATTCTAGGCACTGAATTATTTGAACAGGTGGCTAATGCAGTAAATGCATATAACGGCAATGAAGCGAATAAGGATAAACAGATTAAGATTGCAAATCTAGCAAGTGGTAAATACGTTGATAAAGGCAAATATACGGCTCTTGAGGAATTATCAAATAAGAAAGATACTGATTTAGCGAACGCTCAGAAACTTATTGAAGGTCTAAAAGAATCGGCTGAAAAAGGCGAAGATATGGCTACTAAGATTGCAGAATTTGAGACAACTATCAGAGATCAGCAGGAAGAACTAAAAAAAGCAAAGACAGAGTCTGCATTAAAGATTGAACTTCTTTCAGCTGGTGCTAAGGCTGACGACATTGATTATTTACTATTCAAATTAGGTAATGACAGTGATTTTAAGGCTGAACTTGATGAAAACGGCAAGTTAAAAGGCATTGATGAAAAAATGAAGAATCTAAAGACTATTTATCCTAATCAGTTCGAAGCAGAAGCATCTAGGAATTTCGATGAGAATCACTTACCAGGTGGAAAACCCGACGATACTCCTGAACCAACTACTTTGACAGGAGCAATCAGAAACAGATATGAAAATAAAGAATAAAGAGAGGATTAATATATGCCAATTTTATTAAAAGACATGAAAGTTGGAATGCATGACAAAGTCGCTGAACAGGTAGTTGACTCATTTATCAGACATTCCGAAGTATTAGAATTATTACCATTCGATAATGCAGTATCGCCAAGTGGAGGCTCTACATTAACATACGGATATGTACAGACTAAATTACCTTCTAACACTGCATTCCGTGCTTTAAATACTGAATATACTTCTAGTGAAGCAAAATTAGAACAGAAAGCCGTTAACTTAAAGGTATTCGGTGGTGCTTTCGAAATTGACCGTGTTATTAAGGATGCAGAAGGCATGTACGATAACATGGCATACCAGATTGATGAAAAGGTCATCTCAGCAATTGGAACATTCCACAATGCTATGATCAATGGAGATTCAGCAACTAACTCTGAAACCTTTGACGGTTTAGACAAGTTCTTAGTTGGTCAGACAACAGAATTTAACACAGGCGCTTACTATGACTTATCAACAATGGCTAAGTTAGAAGCAAATGCAAGTGTATTCTATGAAGCATTAATCAAATTAATTAACAGAACAGGTGCAGACGCTTTATTTGTAAATGAAGATATGAAGTCTAAAATTCAGACTGTCGCTAGAGTCTTAGGATATAAGACAGAAAGTGAAGAAGCTTTCGGCCGTGTCGTTACTACTATTGGAGAAAACAAAGTAAGATTAATCGATTTAGGTGATGTTGTAACTGCTTCAGGAGAAACAGCTGTTGAAACTCCTATCATCGGATTAAAGACTAGAAAAGTTGGTTCTGAAGCAAGCGTAACAGGATTAACAGATATCTATGCTGTTAAGTTCGATGTAAAGAAAGGATTCCATGGTGTTACTTTAACAGGATCTAGCGGAGTAAATACTTATTTACCTGATTTCAACACTCCAGGAGCAGTTAAGAAGGGTGAAGTTGAAATGGTTGCCTGTGTTGCCTTAAAGAATACAAAAGGTGCTGGAGTATTAAGAAACGTTAAAATCTTATAGGAGGTATGACTATGGATAAAAAGAAACATTATGAAGTAAAAACAGCTATTGAAGATTATTGCGGCATCGGTGCTGCAGGTGTTCAGTTTGCTTATGGCAAGGCTGAAGTATATGACGAATGGGTGGCGCAGTGGTTTAAAGAACATGGCTATACTGTAAAAGAAGTAAAAGAAGAAGCGAAAGAAGAAACTGAAGCAGTTTCAGAAGCACCAAAAACAGAAGCCAAGCCAAAAGGCAATGCTAAAAAATAAGAAAAGAGGTGATTTTCTATGATCATGACAATTGAAGAGTTCAGGCTTTTGAACGATACGGATGACTCTGATGGAATCATCAAGATGAAATTAGAAGCCTTAGAGTTGATGATTAGAAAATACACTAATAATAATTTCCAGATGCGCAATTTTAGAACGACCGCCAATATTTCAGACGGTCGTTTTTCTTTTAATGGTCCTCAGTTTTTTAAGGTTGGTGACACTGTACAGGTATCTAATTCATCTTTTAATGATGCTTTATATACTGTGACAGAAGCAAATGAGCATGACTTTGTGGTTGACAAGCCTGTCAATAATGAGGCTCGTGTCTTATGCACTAAAGTTGAATATCCTGCCGACATTAAAATGGGTGTTATCAACCTCATGAAATGGGATAAAGAGAATAGAAGCAAGGTCGGAGTACAGTCAGAAACGATTTCTAGACACTCTGTGACCTACTTTAACATGGATGGGGATAATTCCTCTCTTGGTTACCCAAAGTCGCTCACAGGTTTTCTAAAGCCTTATATGAAAGCGAGATTCTAAGTATGATAGGTGGAAATATTACAGCAGTTCTTCAAAAGTGCATTTATTCTTTCAACGAGATTGGTGAGCCTATTGAAGATTATGCGGAATCAATCTCTTTGTTTGGCTTCTTAGACTTATCAAGTGGTGATAGTCATTACACGAATTTCAACGCTAAAGTACAGGAATCAACCCACATCTTCATCTGTGATTATAAGGACTTGAAAGGCTATAGCGCTGATAACTCAAGATTGATTGTAAATGATGAAATCTATGATGTAACTCTCATTGATGATCCAATGGGATTGCATCAACATTTAGAGTTATATCTACAGTACAAAGGAGCACAGGATGGGCAAAGTACAATTTGAAGATAATTCAATGTTTATAATCGACGAAATTGAGAATGCAGCTTTAAAGTTTCTCGAAGAAGCAAGTGGAGAACTTGAGTCGCAAGTCAAAAGAAATACTAGAGTAGACACCGGACAGTTAAAAAACTCATGGGAGCATGTGGTAGATGCTGACAATATGATTGGTATTGTTGGATCAGCAGAAGAAAATGCTATATGGGAAGAGTTCGGCACAGGTGAGTACGCTCTTAAAGGAAACGGCCGAAAAACTAAGTGGAAGTATAAGCATCCTAAATACGGATGGGTTACTACCACAGGAAAAGCACCATCCAGGGCACTTGAAAAGGCTAAAAACACATCTAAGAAGAAGATTCAAGCAAGAGCTGAGGAAATCTTTGGAGGCATTGGAAAATGACACCAGAAGGCTTGAATTTTATTTCCGATGCATTAAAGCCACTTATTAACTATCACTTTCTCTATTACAAGACTGATAGAGTTGAATACCCTTATTGGGTTGGGGAATATATCGAAACTGAATACAGTGCAGAAACCAATTACCAGGAAACCCCTTTTATTCTCACAGGTGTAACAAGAGGCAGTTATTTAGAACTAGAAAAGCAAAAGGAAATTATTAAAAAGGCTTTCAAGGATAAGAGAGCCATCTTGTCGAACGGAGCAGGCATAGCAGTATACTTTGACTACTCAATGCCGATTCGCACAGACGATATAGAATTACAGAAAATACAGATTAATTTAACAATCCAAGAATGGGAGGTATAAGTATGGACGGAACAATTCCTTCAAGTGGGATTACAGCAAAAACACATGAAAATATCATGTTAGGTGTTGGAACAATCCACAAAGGGCTTAAATATGAAGGTGGAAAATGGAACTTTGTCGAATCACTTTTTTGTGCTACTTCTGGTGGTGGTTCAGTAGTAATCAATCCGGAACTTTTAGACCTAGACATTGACGGAGCACTCGTAAAATTCGTTGGGGGCACTTTAAAAGTCGGAGAAACTGCTAAAATGAAGTTTAAATCAGCAGAAATTACACCTGAAATTATTAAAAAGGCTATCTTTGCTAAAGAAGTAGCAGATAGCAAAATAACAGGATATACAGAATTAGTGTCTAAGCCACAGATTGAGACAGGTGACTATTATGAACATCTAGCGTATGTCGGAAAGAAGATTGATGGAACTCCAATCATTGTTATTTTTGACAACGCTTTATGTACATCAGGGTTCCCTGTCGAAGGTGAAAATAAGAAAATGGTAGTACCTGAACTAGAATTTGAATGTTATGCGGCAGAAGAACAAGCTGATAAGAGCGTGCTTCCTTATCATATCTACTATCCAACTGCCGTAGCTGCATAAATACTATTAAGAAGAGAAAAGGAGTTATTTATGGAATATACATTAAGAAAACTAAAAGCAACAGATGCATTTTTAATTATCAAACTAGTTAATAAGTTTGGCATCATGGAATTCAAAAAATGCTTTAATGCAAACGAGATTGCTAAACTAGCAGAAAATAAAGAAGGGTTATCAAAAGAGGAACTAACTGAAAAAGTTGGTTTCAATATCATTCTTTCTTGCTGTGCAGTTATTTTTGAAAACATTGGAAAATGTGAAAATGAGGTTTTTGAATTCTTATCAGCTGTAAGCAATCTAAATAGAAAACAGGTTGAATGCTTATCGCTTGCAGAACTCGCACAGATGATTATTGAAATCTTTCAAAAGGATGAATTCAAAGATTTTTACGAGGTTGTTTCTGGATTGCTGAAATAGGAGAAGTCGGCTTCATGGATTTGGTTTACAAGAGGTATTCCAATCCCATGGAACTGATTGATAACATGATCTCTTTTTCTAATTTTTCAGAGTTCATTTCTGAACTTGCTGACAATGTGTCAGACGAGAAGTTATACGACATCTGGAAATCAAAAGTCTATGATAAGTCATTTGCTGACTTTAAGAACGAAATGATGGCTAAATGGAAGAAAAACACAGGAATTGAAACATCTGAAACAATGACAGATGAAGAGATGGAAACAACTATAAATGACTCCTATAAAATTCTTAACAGTTTTAATCCTAATCTTTAAGAAAAAAGAGAGGGGGAAATAAATGTTAGAATTATTTAAACTCTTTGGTATCATCGGATTAAAAGGAGTTGAAGAAACAAAAAAAGGTATAAAAGACACCGCCAATACAGCAAAAGAAGAATCTAGCAAGATTGAAAAAGCTGTGAACAAAACAGGTGAGATTGCTTCTAAAGTTGGAAAACTAGCGGTCAAGGGAGTTGCTGCAGCGGGTGCTGCAATAGGGACTATCACAAAGTTCGCTGTATCTTCTTACTCCGAATATGAGCAGTTAGCTGGTGGTGTCGAAACCTTGTTTGGCGCTCAAGGCATGAGCCTAAAGAAATATGCTGAGAAAGTCGGACAGACAGTCGAGCAAGCAAGAGGAAAATATGATCAGTTAATACAAGCACAGACAGAAGTCATGAATAATGCAAAAGTAGCATATAAGACGGCTGGAATGAGTGCGAATGATTATATGAATACTATTACTTCTTTTGCTGCTGCATTGAAGCAGTCAACCGCAAACGAAACAGAAGCGGCTAAAGTTGCTAATCAAACTGTTATTGATATGGCTGATAACGCGAATAAGATGGGAACCAACATGGAAGACATCCAAAACGCTTATCAGGGGTTCTCTAAACAGAACTACACAATGCTTGACAATCTCAAATTGGGGTATGGCGGCACAAAAACAGAAATGGAGCGACTGCTCCAGAATGCTGAAAAACTGACAGGTGTGCATTATGACATCAATAATTTAAGTGATGTATATAACGCAATCCATGAAATGCAGAAGAATTTAGGCATCACAGGCACTACTGGCGAAGAAGCGATGAAAACCATTGATGGCGCTATGAAGATGACTAAAGCGTCGTGGGAGAACCTTTTAACAGGCCTAGCAGACCCTGACCAGGCAGTCGGACCACTTATTAGTGAGTTCGCTTCTAGCTTAGATATACTTGCCAAGAATGTGACCCCAAAAATTAAAGAGGTATTCGATGCACTGCCTAATGCATTAATACAAATAACACCGCAATTAATGAATATGATCATTGATTTAGCACCTTCTTTAATCCTTGCAGCTATTAATTTAGTAGCTGGCTTAGTCGGCGCATTGCCTGGTGTTATTTCTCCTATTTTCAGTCAATTATCTAGTCTAATTGGTTCTGGTATGATTGATAAAATAGGTCAGTCAATCTCTAGTAATATGCCTACTTTAATATCTAAAGGATTGGACATGTTACTTCAATTCTCTCAAGCAGTATTGACTAATCTTCCAGTGCTTGTGGGCATGGGAATGAAATTAATCTTTTCTTTAGTTCAAGGATTAATGAGCTCACTCCCTACTTTAATATCTAAAGTGCCTACTATCATAGCAAATCTAGCAGATGCATTTTCTAACAGTGCACAGACTATTTTTGTATGGGGTGTAAAAATCATTGCTGAAATCATTAAAGGATTAGTAATGTCTATTCCTTCATTGATTGCAAACATTCCTAAAATTATTTATGCGATTTTCGCAGTTTGGAACGCAATAAATTGGTGGAACTTAGGAAAAGGGCTTATTAATGGAATCAAGAACGGTATTACTAGTATGGGAGGATCTCTTACTAGTACAGCGAAAAACCTTTTTGAAAGTCTAAAAAACAACGTTTCAAACATCTTTAATAACATAAAGAAAGTTATTGAAAGTCCTATTTTCGGTGCTAAGACTAAAGTTTTAGCGATTATAGGGGAACTGCAGAACGGTGTTAGAGTTGGGTTTAACTTCATCAAGTCACATGCCTCAAATGTGTGGAATGGTGTTAAGAATGCTATCACATCCCCAATGAACACCGCAGCTAATTTTGTGAAAGCCATCATTAGCAAGATTAAAGGATTCTTTAATTTTAAAATCTCATGGCCTCATATTCCATTGCCCCATTTTAATATTCAGCCAAGTGGCTGGAACGTTGGGGATTTATTAAAGGGTAAAATCCCATCTCTTGGAATCAAATGGTACGCTCAGGCGATGGATAATCCAATGATTTTGGACGCTCCAACTATTTTCGGAATGTCTAACGGTCAGATGCTTGGCGCTGGTGAAGCAGGTGCTGAAGTTGTGGCCGGAAGAGACACATTAATGAATATGATTAATCAGGCATCTAACAACAGGGCTGATGAAATCCTAGAAGCATTGCATAGAATCATCGCTTTATTATCTGACGAAGATAGAATGCACGATATTATCGTAAAAGCTTTAAATGACGGTTCTTTTGCTGTTATATTAGATGGTCGAGAAGTAGGAAGGATAGTGAGAAAATATGCTTGACAGAATTACACATATTAATTCGAATAATGAGACACTAGACTTTACTTCTCTTGGCATCTTTGTGAATTACAATGACTTGAGAAATTTTGAGTGGATTGTGAAATCCAATAACAATAGAATCACCGGATTTTATAAAGGAATTGTCAAAAAGACGATTCCTTTTGTGTTTTTGGTTGCCGATCAGCAGAAAGCTAATGAGATTAAAAACCAATTTTATGAGCATTTTGAAATAGATATCCTCAAAAAAGAGAAAGGATATTTTGAAATAAATGGTTATAAATATTATTGCTATGCAATCAAGTCCACTAAAAGCAAATATCTAATTGATAAGAGACTCTTATATTTAAGTGTTGAAATCACTACAGACGACTCTTATTGGATTAAAGAGACAACCTACACCGCTGACTTCAGTTCCAGCAGTTCGAGAACTGTTACAAAGTATCCTTTTGCATATCCTTTTACTTATTCAGTACCGAAGACGGTCAACATTGTAAATGATTCATTTACTGATACGGACATGATTATGCGAATATATGGAAGATGTACGAATCCTATTGTCAATATCAGTGATAACACTTATCAGTTATATGTGACTTTAAATGCTGAAGAATATGCAGAGATTGACACATTCAAGAAGACTATTACAAAGTATTCTTCTAATGGTGTGCAGTCCAATATATTCAACAGCCGTAACAAGTCATATGATGCTTTTAAGAAGATACCTCAAGGCTCATTTGACATTACAACTGTAGGTGTTGAGAAGGTTGACATAGTCTTGATTGAAAGAAGAGGTGAGCCTAGATGGGATTAGAATATATCTATACAGATAGTAACTACAACGAATTAGGATACCTCACTCATTTCGATGCTGACATTGAGATAGGAAAGTATGATGTAAGTAAGAACGATTTTGAATTGACATTATCCTTGGAAGATAGAGACCCTTTGTTTACTGTGGGGTCTCTTTTCTATAAGGAGAACACTGAAATTGGTGGAGTAATCCAGAGATTGAAGATTAATACGTCAGATAACACTATCACTTTGATAGGTCCTACATTTCGAGGACTGCTAGAAAAGGAATATGTACAGCCACCAACAGGAAGCGCATATCTAAGTCTGAACGCTGAAGCTAATACATGCATCAATACTCTCATTGGTGACAGATTTGACGGTCTCTTTGTGGTTGACAATATAGGTGCTAGTAATATCAATGTCAGATACGATGTACGTGACATCAATCTCTTGCAAGCTTTAGAGAAAGCACTAGGCGCTAGTAATGCAAGATTATGTATCAAGCATCAGATAGACGGGAAAGTCCATCTGTACGCTGAAAAAATCAATGATTTAAGCGACACATTGCAGTATGACAATGACTATCAGATAGATATGACAGTCAAGACTGAATCAAAGCCATACAATCACATTTTGTGTCTGGGAAAAGGAGAGTTATTAGATAGATTAAGAATTAATCTATATCTTCAGTCTGACGGCTCATGGACCGAATCCAATCAGGTATATACAGGATTAGAAAGAAAAACGTATAAACATGAGGATGTGAATGTTGAAGATCGTGCTGAATTAATCAAGAATGCGACCGAAAAAGTAGCAGAAGCAAATGAGAGCGATACGCTAGAAATCTCTTTTGATGCTGATAATGCAGAACTTTTTGACATTGTTGGAGCAAAGGAAAATATTACAGGTATCTCATTTAAAGAGCCTATCACTCAAAAAATAATCAAGATTAGTGATGGTGATATTTCAATTTCTTATAAGGTAGGTGATGCAAAGTGATCAAGAATATTAATATAACAGATGCAGAAGTCAGCGCTGAGCTGCATGGATATATGTATTTAGCGTTATATGATTATCAGGGTATTCTACATGCAGGAAGTAGAATGACGGCAGAGATTGTTTCTAATAATGAAATCAAGATAAATGACGGGATCCTGTGCAATTACGGAAGATTTATGCGAATCGTTGGAAGTGAAACAGTCAGAATCGAAAATGGTTCAAGTGGCGTTAAAAGAACAGACCTCATTGTTGCTAGATTTACTACAACAGGGACAAAAGAGACACATACACTTACAGTGATTAAAGGCCCAGCAGGTGGAGCAGAACCATCATACAATCAGACCGATATTTATAGTGGCGCAGGTACAAGAGATCTTGTTTTATACGCTGTCCATTTAAATGGCTTAAATATTGTATCCGTAGAACGCAAATGTCAGGAGTATATGAGTATTAGGGAATTGACAGAAACTGTTTCCAAAAATGTATGGAGTGATTGGGTGTCATGTGGAAGAAACGCTTGTAACGTTGAACTAAGATATAGATACAATGAAGGGTTGAAGCTTGTCGAACTAAATTGGGACGGATTGGTCAATGCTACTATCGCAGTTAACACAATGGGCTATATGTGGGAACACTTTCCCTCTGACAAAACCCCAAGCAAAAATGTGTTTATTCCTGTACAGACGCAGAGTTCCGATTTAACGCTAAGATTTTATCCAAGCACCGGCGACATAACAGCGAATCACTGGACTCTTGCAGCGATGTACAGCTCAGTATCAACAGCATACGTTTGTGGTACATATGTTTATTCATATGCATAGGAGGTACATTTATGATTAGAGGTACTACAGCCACATTAATATGTACACTTCCGTTTGAAGTGAATACTCTCCAGTATGCCTACTTCACTATCATGCAAGACAATATAATTGTTTTTGATAGACAGATAGAATGCAGTCATCTAAGCGGTGACACGATAGAAGTGCATCTGTCACAGGAAGATACTCTGAAACTTAAAGAAAAACATCGGGCTGAGATTCAGCTACGTGCGATTACTGTTGGTGGAGAAGCGATTGCATCTAATATCATCACTACATATGTTGAAAGAATATTAAAAGATGGAGTGATCTGATGTGCGACTTAAACTAGAGTTCAAGTCAAAAGACATGTCTTTTCGTACTGATATGAAGATATGTTCTGAAGAGTTCAGACTTGATATAAAAAACTATCAGGGCATGAATAATGCTGATATCTACACTGGTGATTACACAGTGACGCCTAAAGATATCGAACAGCAGATTAAGACAAAAAATAAATTTCTCAATAAAGATTTAATAGTTAAAAAAATCCCTTTCTTTGAAACTAGCAACGAAGAAGGGGGAAATACAGTATACATAGGAAAGGAATTATAAACATGGCAGAAACTAAATATATAAATAAGGTTGTTTATGGAGGCAAAACATTAATCGACTTGACGGGTGATACTGCGACAGCAGATAAAGTATTAAAAGACATGACATTTCATGATAAGACAGGTGCCACAGTCACAGGTACTTGTTCATTCGATGTGGATTCAAGTGATGCGACTGTTGCAGTTGCTGAAATGCTTACTGGAAAGACTGCATACGCTAGAGGCGCTAAATTAACAGGTACTATGAAGAACAATGGTTCTGTTGAAGGAAGTATCGCAACCAAGGAACAGGTATACACGATTCCACAGGGATTCCATGATGGCTCAGGTAATGTTCAGATTGCAGCTGCTGAACAGGCTAAACTTATTCCTAAGAATATTCGTGATGGAGTATCTTAGGTATCAAAGGTACCATGTCAGGAACTGAAGGCGCGAAACCTCAACAGAAAACAGTTACACCAAGCACAACCACACAGACAATCATGCCTGATAAAGAATACAACTATCTATCACAGGTAACTGTTAATGCGATTCCATACGCAGAAAGTGAGAACTCTGCCGGCGGAACTACAGTAACAATCGCATAGGAGTGGTTATATGAGCATTAATAAAGTCATATATGACAGTAAAACCTTGATTGATATATCGGATAGTACGGTCACGAGCGACAATCTAGATGAGGGTTTAATCGCATATTCAAGTGACGGAAGGAGAGTAGTAGGAACTAAGATGAATCTAGAAGACAGAAGCAAAAGAAAACTGATTTTTATTGGTGACAGTTATGGAGACGGTTACACTCCCGATGGTAATACGACAGGATGGTGCGACAGACTTAAGAATAAGTTAGTGAATTGCCACTTCTCAGCAGACAACATCTATATCAATCACAAGGGTGGTGCATCCTTTTCTAATCCATCCAATAACTATCTGACTCTTCTTAAAGGTATAGAGATTCAGGTAGGCAATAAAAAGATGGTAACTGATATATTGATTGGTGGAGGGTGTAATGAGTTAGCGTACAGAGGACAAGATGCTGTTGTAAAATCAAATATCAACACATTAATATCGTATGTGCAAAATACATATCCAAATGCAATTATACATTTTGCACCAATTGGAGTAGATTTTATAAACACTAGCAATCAATATAGGTTGAAGTATGATATGTTGCCGATATATAAGGATATTGCAATCAATAATAATAAACCATTTTCTGTAGTAACAGGTGCTGAAAATATTCTATCGTTTGAAAATATGATGTCTTCAGATTGGTTTCACCCAAATGATTGGGGACAAGAAAATATTGCTGAATATTTAAAAGGTTATCTTCTTGGAACAGGAAGTAATTGCATGGATAAAAGACAATTACCTGCTAAATTGAATGGAGGAACTTTTAACGGAACAATATATGGACAATGTTTAGGTGATATTAATATATATAGAATTATATTTGATGAACCTGTTAATAATCTAAATAGTAATGGATATGACGCATTTAAATTATATGCACCTAGAACTGTAAGTAATTTCCCTTGGAGAGCGCCAAACATTGGTACTCAACATGCAACATGTATCATCACGTCAAATGGAAAGAATTATGATGTTCCTGTTGTGTTCAACGTATGGAGTGACACTTATGAATTATATATGCAGTTAAAGCAAACAGGGCCAAATGAAAGTGGCAGAATGAACTACTCAAACATCACTAAAATTCAGTTAGATGTATGGCTTATTGCAGAAAATGTATGAATAAAGGAGTAAATATATGAAATTATACGACACATCATTAAAGTACATGGATGCGATTAACGCAATCGGAGGCACTATTGTAGCGGTATTGACTGCTGCATTAGGCACGCACTGGTTTCTGTTTGTCGGCTTTTTAATCTTAAATATTATTGATTATATTACAGGGGTCAGAAAGTCAAGACTGACAGGCAAAGACAACAGCGCTAAGGGAGTACGAGGAGTTTGGAAGAAACTGGGATATTGGTTAATGGTCTTAGTTGCTTTCTTAGCTTCTGCAATCTTTATCGAGATTGGCAAGACTTTAGGTATTGACTTAGCAGTCACTGCATATATTGGATGGTTCACCTTAGCGTCTTTAATCGTTAATGAATTGCGCAGCATCTTAGAAAACTTTGTTGAAGCAGGTGACAATGTGCCAGCAGTCCTAACAAAAGGACTGGAAGCAGCCGAACAGGCTATCAACAAAGAGGATAAACAACAGTAATGAAAATTTTTATATCTCAGCCAATGAACGGCTTATCAGAAGATGAAATAAAAAGAACCAGATTAAATATTGAGCAGAGAATCAAGCAGTTATTCGGAAATGTAGAAATTATAAACAGCTTTTACTTAGAAGGAGGCCTCAAGCCTCTTTTTAATTTAGGCAGATCTATACAATTGTTGTCAGAAGCAGATATTGCTTATTTTGCTCCCGGGTGGAGCAAAGCCAGAGGGTGCAGAATAGAGTATATGTGTGCATCTGACTATGGAATTGAAACTTTTTTTGAGGAGGAATAATTATATGAGCTATATTTTTAAGACTAATATCGCGAACAAGCAGAACTACGGTGGTGTTAGAGCATTAAACGCTATTAAATACTTGGTCTATCATTATACAGGCAACGACGGAGATTCCGATGAAAACAATGGCAAGTATTTTCATAATAATATCGTGAAGGCATCTGCACATTACTTTGTAGATGATGATAGCGTAACGCAGTCAGTGCCTGACAATTACATTGCATATTCTGTTGGTGGAAAATGTCAGTCTAGTCACCATCCTTTATATAAGGTATGTACTAACTCTAACTCTATCAGTATTGAGATGTGCGACTGCTTTAAAAACGGAGTAGTCGAGATCACTGACAAAACAATTGAAAATGCGATTGAGTTGGGCAAAGTGTTAATGAAAAAATACAATATTTCAATTGATCATGTCATCCGTCATTATGACGTAAATGGCAAGGCTTGCCCTAACTGTAATGGGTTATTAAATGACACAAATTGGAATGCATTTAAAAGTCGCTTAAATGGTGTTCCAGTAACTAATACTGTGCATAATTCAAAGCCTTCGGAAACACCATCTAAGCCATCAAGTTACGATCAATGGGTTGCTGATTTACAGGCTGAATTAAACAGACAGTATAATACAGGTTTAGCCGTAGATGGATTAAGAGGCCCAAAAACCTTAGCTGCATGTCCACCCGTGCGAAAAGGAGCAAAGGGTAATATCACTAGACTCATTCAAAAACGCTTGAATTCTGTAGGATTCCATCTTGCAACCGACGGAATTTTTGGAAGTGGCACATATAACGCAGTAAATGTATTTCAAAAAAATAGAGGGCTTTATCAAGATGGGAAAGTCGGAAAAAAAACGTGGGATTGGCTACTTAAAGGAACTAAGATGTAAGTAAGAGAAAAGACCAGGGC